ATGTACCAGACTTTTTCTTTAGGCTAGAAAATGACATTTGTATTTGTCTCCGTAATTGTATTGTGATATTTGCTACTGGATTATAGTAGCGTACTATTTAGGCCAATGACCATCCATCTTTGAGCGATGCTCATTGACAGCAGTCTTTATGGCACGTCTGAGGAACTTAGACACGTTAATATCGTAGTCCTCCTTGAGTTGTTGGAGATCCTCCAGGATATATAACTCTTCTTTAGGAAAAGTTACAGTAACCTGTCGTTTATCCATTTTCAACTCCCTGCTCCTTGAGTTCTTGTCTCCATGTACGTAGCTTCTGCTCCATACTATCGAGGACAACCATAAGATTCATACCAGTACTATACTGCTGATCGCTCATTATGTCAATCCTTTCTTTAATTGCTTTAGCACTGTCATCATCCTGTAACTCGTTTGCAGCTAATTGTAACCGTGCATAGAATACTTTCTGCTTTGCTACTAACTCCAATGTCTTCTCAATATGGTCTAGTCTCTCCGCAGGAGAAAATTCCTTGAGTCCAGAAGACATCTTCAAGAGTTCAGTATAACAATCTTGAATCTCTTCCAATTCTTCCTGCACTACTTCTGATTTAAAAAAGTTGTCCTTCATAGGTTTAAAATAGCTCTACTTGTCCGTTTAATATAATTAAGTTGTTGTGCGTCCCACTTAATCTTATCTTTTAGAGGTTTAGATATCAGTTTACCAACTGTAGTGACCTCTATATCAAACTCTTCGCACACAGAAGCTACTGCTTCAATATAATTGATTAGTCCGTTGCTTGCTTTATGTCTGTCCTCTACAAGTGAAGTAAACTTCCCCTGTGTCATAAACTTATCCTCTATCTCTTTCATTGTATAACTTTAACGTTTAGGTGGGATACTCCACTTGCATTAATTAGTCCTGTGGGGAACCAATTTGCTGCTATGGTTATTCTATCATCTTTAGATGTATTTGGCAATGCTCTGTGTTGTATCGCAGGTGGAAATACAATAAACTTACCTGCTTCGGTAGGTTCATTGTGGACTAGGTTGTATTTCTCCTCTGTCCATGCACCGCAAGGCCATATATTAGAGTAGTGAAACCATGGATTAGGATGCACCCAATGTGTTACGTCATTGTAATCACCTGATGCGTAATAGTTACTGGACATAAAACAATTTGAATGAGTGTGGTCAAAGAACCACTCCCCAGTCTTATTTAGATTAGCCCATGCAGAATTACACACCATATTTGTAGTGATACCCATATCTTCCTCGATTTCGGCCATACAGTCTCCCATCCAGTCGAAAAGATCCTTGAGGTCAGGTATATTATAGAGGTCACTTCCTCCTACACCATCCAAAGGTACCCCATCCCAAATCCAGTTGGTGTCATTGTGTCTGTAGTTAAGACCCTTAAGGGTCTGTAACACACCATCTCTCTTCTCCTCAGGATAGTAGAACTTATAGAATGGTACGCTTAGGACATCACTCTTCATCTACTTCATCTACCTCTTCTATAGAATCAACTGGTACCTCATGTCCACCAATATTATACCAATGCTGTGGGATACCAATGCTATCTTCTTTAACACCCAAGTATTCTAAATCACTGAAGGTATTCTCTCGAAGCATTGCTTGAAGTCTATAGTGTATCAGATCTGATTTCTTCATGGTATAATTTAATCCACTCTATAAGAGTATCAATATAAGGTATCTTATCATATTTCTGCACTACCTGAGTAGTACCATCTTCAGCAACAGATAAGGTGACAAGTTTATCTACCTCCACACCTGTCATCTCATAATACATGTAAGCATATGCTGCTTCTTGCACAAAGAATTTCTCTAGGTGCTCTTCTTTCTTAAGATTCTTTGTTGTCTTGAAATCTATAATAGCAAGTTCAGAATCAAAGCTGGCAATGCAATCAACACGGCCAGCAATACCCAAATTGCGAGAGAAAAGAGGGGCTTCAATAGCAACAACATCAGAAATCCTATCAAGAGTCTCACGAGCAGCCCTAAAAAGGTATGTGGGAAGACCTTCGCTTTCCTCAATTTTTTCCAATTCATTGTTAAGATAATGCTCCACTAAGTTATGGTACTGAGTGCCTCTCCATGCTGACGCACGTCTGACCTTCTCTGCTTCAGCGAAACCAACTCGCTTCTGCCACTGTAGTATACCATGCTTTGTTGCGTTTGACACAACCGTTGTGACACTTGGCAACCAGGCATCCTCTATCTTATAGAAACGACCAGTATCCATGGTGCGAGTCTGCAGTTCTTTTATGGGAACTGCTGGACCTATATGTTTAAACATTAATCAAAACCCATATTAATTTTAGTTATCAGGTATTCTCGAATGAATCCTGACCTTACTATATCACTTATATCAAACTCTGTGCAACTAAATGCATCCATTGACTGAGTAATCTTCATAAAGTCTAAGACTCCTGACCTTTCTTGTTGTTTTACTAGGTCAGACTGCATGTAGTCTCCTGAGAATATAATTCTACTATCCTGACCAACACGAGTGACAATACTGTCTAACTCATGGAAGTTTAGGTTAGAGAACTCATCTACTATTATAATCGCTCTGTCAAGTGTTATGCCACGCAAGAAAGAAGTAGACCAAAAATCTATTGACCCTTGATTTCTTAGGTTTTCATATAATACTTTGAATGCTCCTTCATCAGGCATGTTAAACATATATCGCACCATGTTTTTATATGGTGTCTGATATAGGTTGGACTTGTCTTCCTCATCACCTGGTAGGAATCCGATCTCTCTCGTAGGGACAAGAGACCTGACAATATATACTCTCTGGTATGGTGAAGATGGTTCTAATACTGCCTGTAATGCTAGGTAGAGACTAATGAATGTCTTACCAGTACCTGCTGCACCATGTAATACAAGATTCTTTCCATCAGCAAACGCATTGAAGACATCTTGTTGATGGTCTGTCAATGGAGTTATAGTCCTGAGATGCTCAAGATTGATGGGTGGTTTCTTCTTCATTGCTCTTGATACGGTACCATTACCGTTACCATTACCGTTGCCGTTCTTCTTCTTACGTACTGGCATAATTTATGTGTACCTCGATAGGTTCGCAGTTGGATGTTTCTCTTGGACCTTACTCATTACTTCTTTAAATCCATCGGATTGTTTCGGATCTCCGTATGTAACTCCACCAGTCCCTTTGGACCAGTCTTTATCCCAATCGGGATTGTCCTTTCTCCACTCATCATAAGAAGATATAGACATGGAAAGTTCTTTAGTCTCCCCTGTATTCTTATTTATTACTGGATATGTTGGCATTAGTCTATTCGTAAACAAGGTTGTGTGTCTCCCCAATCATCATCATAACTGCAATCGCAGTCCTCTACATCAGGACACCATCCCAATGCTTTAGATATTGTAGGGAAATTACAGATGAAGTGGTCTCGACATAGGTTTGCTACGTCCATGTGCTCCTTCTGTGTACCATTAGCAGTACGTAACTGTATGTAGTGCATCCATGACCTAGCACTACCTGTCATGTATATTCTGGTAGGTGTAGCTAGCGGGAGAACCATTCTCGCACACTCCTTCGCAATCCCCTCACGGAGTAATTCATTGTAGAGATCAGTTCCTTCAGCGAAGTACCTCGTAATAAGTGCTTGAAGCCTCTTCTTCTGGGTTTCATCGAAATCATCTATACTATTCTGTCTGTTTTTGCTGTCCTGTCGTCTCAGATCAGGTGGTTCTATTGTAGTACTTATCAGATTTGTATCTGCATATCTCTGTGAAAATTCTTGGAAAGTAAATGATCTATGTCTAAGAATCTGTGCACCAATAGCACGAGAGGTTTGAATCTCTAGTGTCATGTGTGCTTGCTCAAAGATAGACCAATGTCCATGGTCAATACAATACGCTAGTAGTTTATCTACCTTTGGATTGTCTTGATTATTTGGGTTGGATACTCTAGCAATGTATCCTATAGTTTTCTCCGCATCGGGAGTCACACTCACCAAACATACTCTAGTCATTCTTTTTCAGTAGTAGGAACTATATTAGCACTGATAGTAAACAATTCATTTGCAGTGTTACTATCATAACCGAAGGTTAAATTAGCAGGGAAGGTTATGATATCACCTTCACTCATATTAAATGTAGCTTCTGTCATATTATATGGAGTAATCTGACTAGAATCTACCTGCATTATAGGATAATGATTCGACCCTACATTCTTTCTCCACTTATAACTGCTGTGTTTATTCTGGTCGAAGTTAACAAGATAGATTGAATGATACAAACAATTTGATACCTCATGGGGTGCATAGATTGCTCCCTCTTGTGCTATCTCTAAGTATGATTCATTAACACCTAGGTTAAACTTATAGTGCATAGAGTTGTCATTGTGTAAGACAACAGCACTTTCAAATGCAGCAGCAACAGAAGGTAAATCTCTCAATAGTTTATTATTTTCTCCTACCTGCACTACATTGTGTGTGATACTTTCTCTGCCAGATTTCTTAAGTATCTCATTGTCCTTCATCCATAGAAGTATCTCCTTCTTTAACTCTTCATGGTTAGGTACTGAGAATTTACTAACAGGTGTTGGGAATAAACCATACGTTTCATTAGTAATCTTATCCTCCAACTTGTCACTCAATGGATGTGAATTAGTCATGTGTCTTCAATAATAGTTTAGCGATTACATACAAACCTAGTGCACTAAAGTATGTCAATGTAGGTAAGGCAAAGATGCCTGGTATAACTGCATTCCATACTAGCATAAGAACCAGTGGTACTACTGTTAAGTTAGCGACTGCTGTCACAACTGACTTCCCCAACTCATAATTCTTTTCCTCTTCTGTCATTTCCTCAGGAGATTTCTTAGGTTTCCTAGGGTCAAAGTATACTGTCATTCTATTATATCCTCCAATTTAAACAGGGATACAAACTCTATCTTATTGTGCTCCCATATCTTATGGTCTTCCATCCTATCAACGATAGCAACCACCTTGTTAACCGTATAACCCGCACCTCTTAGTATATTTACTGCCTTCATAGCACTACCACCTGTGGTAGTTACATCCTCTAATACCGTAATGACCGCACCTTTAGAAGGTTTCAGACCTTCAATTACTTCTTTAGTCCCATGGTCTTTAGGATTCTTTCTAATAATAAGGGCATCGATGTGTCCTCCTTTATAGAATGCTCTCTGTGCTACACCCACAACCAATGGGTCACCACCTAGAGTAAGACCAGCTACTGCTGAGGATCCTTCGTCTAACTTCTTTACCATCAAGGTAGATAGAAGTGCGTTACCTTCACATGATAGTGTGACAGGTTTACAATTAATATAATGCTCAGTCTCCTTACCAGATGATAGTTTGAAGTTACCCTTCTTATATGCAAACTCCTTCAGAAGTTTGAGTAATGATGCTTTATACGTTGGGTCTGTCATTTTTTACTCTTCTTAGGTTTCTTTGCTGCTGAGGGATTAGTATACATCCCTGGAGATCTTGTGCCCTTAGTGTAGGACATCTTCTTAACGACATCACCTAACATGTCATAGTATGTGTCAAATATATCAACTGAGTTACCCATAACAATATCAAACCAAGTCTCACCGTCCTTTGCTAACTCCATTAGATAAGCATTAGTTGGTAACGTCTTATCGTTAGCAGCATCAGGTGAGATACCAGATTTAATAACGGAACACCCTAAACCTTTAGAGTTTACCTCAGCGATTTGCTCATCAGTTAATTTCATTGTCATACAACAGCATATGTTCTACCTCTACCACCCCATTCAATAGAAGGAAATGCTTCCTTGACTACTGCATGTGTAATACGGTATTTCTTATGAAGTGTCTTGTTGATTGCTTTAATTACTACCTGTGCTTCATCATCATGGAGTCCTTCAAGTAGTCTTATAAACATACCCTCTACCTTCATAGTAGATACATTATCTGCACCACCTACGAAGTAATAGTATAGTTTACTTGCTTCTTTCTCTAACAATGTATGCTCTGTGCCCTTAGGTGCATCGTTCTTACGATAAGGTACGTCCTCACCTAATGGAACACGTGCCTCTAAGGTCTCGTCAAAATTGATAACAAATATTGACCTGAGTGCAGGAGTATTATTGTCTTTTAATATTTTTATTTTTTGTGCCTTCGTCTTTGCATTATGTGCCTTCTGAAGTACCTCAGAAATCATTAATTTCATAACTTATTCGTCGTCATCATCAAGTATATCATCTTCGTTGTGAATACGCAAGTATATCAACTCGGAAGGTTCTACTGGTCCATCTTCACCTTGCATCTCTGGGTGCATCACTACTTCAGCGTAGTCTGCTTTAGCGACCCAAGTATCGAAGACTTCCTTTAGGTTCCATGATAGCATGAAACCCAAGAAAAAACTACCTATAGTTAGAAAGAATGCAATGTACAAAAATGAAACATCTGCCATAAGATTTCTCCCTTACTATTTTTTTTATTTAGCAGACTTTTTACGAGGTCTACCAGGTTTACGAGTATCATAGTATACTTCTGCATCTTTGACAAGTGTATCAAAGTAATTCCTAATCTTTCTCGCTTGTGGTTTGGGTAAGTGTGTGTATGCTTCAGACATATACTTATCCCTTGCAATGTATTGAGATAACTCATCCACTGCTTGTTTCAACTCACCCATTGAACTTGATTCAATTAATTCACCTGTTTGTTTGCGTGTCCACTTGTTACCAGTAAGATACGACTTCATATTAAGTAGGAATCTATTATTAAACATCGCTTCGTCGATTGCTCTGTCAATAATAGTATAAAGTTCCTCAGGGTTAGCGTCACTCATCATACGTACTTGTTTTCTCGAAGGTATTTAACAGTTTCAGTGCAACCACCCTTTTTATGTCCTGAGATGATTACTTGAGGGAAGGTAGCTTGTTGTCCAAACTCCTGTTTAAACTGCTCTCTAGTAAAGTTAACATTTAATTTGTATTCTGCATAGCCCCACCCCTTAGATTTGTAAACTTCCTTAATCTTTGTGCAATAGGGACAACCTTCTCTAGTATAGATGGCGGTGTTACCAGGATTCTTTTCGGCCATAGTATTAAAAGTGGGAAAGAAAAAAGGGTCACTCTGTGACCCTTGTTATTTAGTTTGTATGGAGTTTAACTTAGAAAGTAAACTTAACTCCTGCCTTAGCACCCCAGTCGATGTCAGACTCGTTAGTTGTTCCAGAGATTTCTCCGTAGAACTTATCGTAAGATCCACCAAGGTATCCTACTAATTCAACGTCTCCGAAGTCATCAGTTGACTCACTATGAGTTACTGTAGGACCTCCAGATACATACCAGCCAAGACCACTAGGTGTTTCACCTTCGTATCCAACGACTGTTTCGATTGTACCAGATGTATATGATCCGTCTGGATATGAACCTGATGCTTCTACATTCACGTAAGGACCAGCAAAAGCGGCTCCAGAGAGTAGTAGAGGTGATGCTGCTAGGGCAGCGATTGTTGATTTAATCATTTTTGATTTTTAGTTTCTCGCATGGGCATAGAAAAACCCTGCGGATGATAGACTTCCCCGACATGGGAGTCTTTTTATTCCAACACAGGGTTACGATCTTTCGAGTCCTTTGTTAAGAAGTATTTATAATAACAGTAGTTTATGATACTGTCAACCCCCTTGTGACAGTTCCCGAATCGGGACCATTCTAATGAATTGTTCATTCATATTATAGAACAACTTATAGTTGTCCGTTGTGAGGTAGTATCCTTTTATATCGTTACCATCGCAATGGTATCCATAACCTCTTAGTCTTTCATTCACTCCATCAATACGCAATGTCTTGCCGAGTTCTAAGTAGTGGTGAAATTTTTCATCGAGGTTAATCATCTATCTTGTCTGTTTTTGTCATCATAGCACGTAACTCCTGCTCTTGGTCATCTGTTAGGACAGTTTCTGGATCGGCATCACCCTCTTCTTTTCTTGGGTCAATATATTCGGCCATCAGTTTCAAATTGTCCTGCAAATCTTCTGGGGGTGTCCAGCTATCACCCTTCGGTTTGTATTCCAATGACTTCACTTCAGCAAGAGGACTCCTCCAATACTTCTGCATCTTCTTGAGCATCTTCTTCTTACCCTTAGGATCATCCTTATACTTCTCGATGATTCTCTTAAGTGTCCTTAACTCTTTAGATGATTTTTCTAACGACCTCTCTGCTGCAAAACCATTTGACATTATGTTGATACCTCTGTGATTATTATTTTAAACTTAACTCTAAACTTAGTAGAGTCTGATGAAAGATACCATAGCATTGAGTCTTTGTTGTGTGACTCCTGATAGATTGCTTCCTTAGCTGTCCTCTTAACTAAGATATCATCCTCAAACCATGATAGTAAAGGACGACTAGGCATCTTAAACCCTGCCTCTTGGTCAGGGAAGTAAGGTGTCTGCGTTGCATCTTCAACAGCAGGTTCTCTTACTGGAGGCCATGTCAATATAAATTCACATGCTTCAGTGTAACCTGAGCCAGTATTTATAATTTGCATGGGATTTATAACTGCTTGCCAGTAGTGGACTGTCCTAGACCCTGTAGCATTAAAATATACTGGGTAGAATGTTATTCCTACACGTATCTTACATGCATCAGCGTAGTTGGATCCACCTGTGCCATGATAGTTATCAAGAGTATAGTCATGTATGAATGTGATGGGTGAGAAGTATGTATCTCTTACAGTTGGTGTCTGTTGCCATCCATCCCATACAAAGTTAACGTCTGTCTGATAACCCGCAGTCTTATTCTGACCTACAGTATACCATGGCAATCCTAGCTTTGCAAACGTGGTAGGTGCACTCGTTAACAATGTATCTTTCTGACTGCTAGGGATACTACTACCACTCAGTGTTTCAAACCTAGTAATTAAATGCTCCTCTAAGAGGTGGTTGTAAACACCTGTAAGGTTTCTGTAATTATATGAAGGTAGAATTGTATCGCTGAAGTAATCAGACTTATCGAAAGTATATCCTGTATCAATGTATCCTCCTGGAATGTTAGGCATCAATGGGTTGTTAGTATACCTACTGTTGCCTGGAATATCTGGTGATGCTTGGTTGGTACCATGCATAGCGATTGGTACACCACCTGACCATACATTAGTCCATGGATAGCCAGGGTCTGGAGTGTTGTCATCATTCCAAGTCTCACTCCACTTAGATCCAGGCTCCCACTCAAACTCCTGTCTATTAGTAGGACGGAATTGCATAGCAAATCCTTGGACAAATCCCACGTCAGATTTATTGATAGGATTATTAGTTGGGTTACCTGCTGTCGATCCTTGGACATCATCACCAGAGACGGTACCTAATTGTAACTTAAACACACTGTCAAAGTTATTAGTTGCCTTGTCAAACATGGCAAGCTCTAATGATATGTCACCTGTAACTGGACCTGTGTCAATACTTACGACCTCAAAGGTAAGAGTATCATTAGGACTTAATGATATATCACCATCCCATAGGTCTGCACCTATGTTAGGCCAATACTTTGCTTCAAATTGTTTGGTGAATAAATCTACACCATTCTTCTGCATCTTTATAGTAAACTTAGTGCAGTCACCTTGCAGTCCACCTGTGATTCCACCCATCGATATCATTCGGAAGGTACCACCTGCCTTTGCTGCTATAGTCTGAGTCTTATTCAACTCGGTTGAGTAAGCACCATTACACTCACCACACTCCCAGTCAACGTCATTTGATTGGAAGGTAGGTAGTTTGGTACCACAATCCTGCCTTCTCATTATAACTGTCTTGAATGACTGAGTAATGATGCGGCTTTCACACTTGGTCTCGTTATTTAATTTCCTAAAGACTTTCTCAGGTGCAGCAGAAGGATACACATAGCATTGAATACCTTCGTATGTGTAACCATCAAAAGTATATCTTACATCATGCCATATCTTAAGGTCATTGTAATCATCATCACCTGCTATCAAGTCCTCCCAGAATTGATGACTTCTACCATGCCACTTGGTTTGATCCTTCTTCATAGGATTCCACTCGTTGTCACCAAAGAGACAGTAGTTACTCTGAGATGAATTAATACCTGTGCCTCTGAATCCTCCACTATAAGGAGCATTTAGTGGTTCAAAATCAATGACTTGGTTGACTTGGAAGGTTGGATTAACTTGTGCACCATTAGATATGAGGAAGAAACCCATGGTACCACCTGCAAAGTTTTGTAATTGCTGACTAGGTATAGTTGACACGGTAAGGTTAACTCCACTCCTTATAAGTGGTTGGGTAATGACACCCCACTGTGGACCATTCTCATTTGCAAGATAGAATCCCATAGTATTTCGATACCCTGCATTTCCATGCTCCACGTCCATCTTTATCTGCAAGTCACCCTTAGGGTCTGAAGGTATCTTATACACCCACTTGTTTGGTACCTGCACTGGCACACCACCTGTAAAATCACCAGTGATAGTATACTTGTGGTTAAATGGATCAGGACTCCATAATCTATGTAATGGTGCTGCTGTCTCCTTCTCTGCTAGATAACTGGACATCTTATTAGATGTCTCAAAGACATGTCCTATTACCTCTTGGAATACCATGTCACTATTATCCATCGTTACTCTCTCACCTGCACCAGGAGTATCAGGTTGACCTGGGTTAGTAGTTAAGAATGTATCTTCCTGAGTGTTACTAAAATATCTGAATAGTGGTACAGTTACACCTCTTATTTCCTCTTTTAATACCCAGAAGACTGGGGTCTGTTTGGTTAAGGCATATCCTGGTGGAGGAGTCGATTGTGTATGGTATGCATGGTCAGCACCTAGGTTAGTAGATACGATAGTGAAGTTAGCATTACAATCGTTACCATCCAAGTCTTTCATACATATTCTTCTACCGTTATCAACAATAGTAAACCCACCAGAGTTACCATTCATAGTAATTGATGTAGTCCCAGGACCAGTGAGTTGTAGTGTTTCATACTGCTCACCTGACCTACCTGTCCTTGTGAATGTCAATCCACCAATCTGAATGCTGTTGATGGCAACGCCATAGGTGTTGGGATTATCATTCCATTGCAGACATAGTACCACAACAGCACTACCACTACCAGTAGCAACTATATTACCTGAGCCATCAAATGTTGTTGATAATGTCCCTGAACCATACGTTGACTCATAAACTGGCAGTCTATCAGGGAAGCAATTCTCTACACATATCTCATCTCTGTTACCACTCCATCCATTAGGCCAGTAACTACTACAGTTTGCAGCAGGAGGTTTCCATTGACCACCAAAGTAAGGTCTAAACATACACTCAAGTGCATTCCTTACACAATCATCAAAGGGATCTCCTTGACCTAGGTCATCAGGACAATAATATTTCTCTCCATCTTTGTCTTGCCAGAATCCATCCTCCAACTCAGTGAGTGAGGTTGGATCTTTAGATAACATCTCTCTTACGATGTCACACTGGTCATCATCACCACCAAATCTTATCTTCATCCAAGGAACACCAGGTTTGATAGGGTCTAGTGTTATCTTGGTGTCTTTTATAGGTAAAGGAATACCAACAAGGTCTGTAACTTCCTTAAGAATACCTAAGTCCCATGACCCATCGTACATATCAGGTAGGTCATCAGGGGGTGGTTCTAATAAAGGTAGGTCAGGGTAACATCTCTGCACCAAATTCTGAATGACTTCAGCAGGTGTAGGAACAGGGTCTACTTCAGGTGCTACAAAAGGAACAGTAGGAAACTGTGAGTCCAGTGGGTTAGGCATCAACCCAGGTGGATCACTATAACACCTGCCAACTAAGTTTTGAATTAGTTCGGCAGGAGATACTGTAGGTGCTACGGGTCCAGTTGTTGCTTCGGCAGGGATGTTAGGGTTTAATTGATCAAGTGGGTTAGGTGCATTAGGCACTGACCCTGTGTAACATCTCTGCACTATGTCTCTTATGGACTGACCATGAGCCATGTATAATTATAATAACCTATGAATATTTAGGGGTTAAAATTTGGGTCATAGTAACAGAGCATCGCTGTTGTTGCAGTCATTGCTCCTAGTATTAATAGAATAGTCATTTGTTTAACTTAGTCTTTAACATATCCTCAAAGTTATTACCGATGAGGTTATAGTGAGCCATTATAACAGAATGATGATTGAAATATGAGTATTTGTTATTAAGTTTAGCCTTCCAGTCTCCTCTGAATGAATCACCAATCAGATTCCAGAATTCTGAGTCATCTACTGTTAGCGTTTTCGCATAATCCCAGAAGGGGCTATTATATTTAGACCCATACTGATAATGATACAATAAAAAGTTACTATTCTGTTGAATCATCTTCAAGTTATCAGAGACTATCTGCTCCTTGGTTTGCTTCCCTCTGATATATTCTATGGTACTATCCACCCAATACATATACCCTGTGATACTTGTCGCCTCTAGTGGTTCAATAAAAAAGTATTTGTTTCCGTTGAGAAATACTCTATCGGAAACTACTGGCATCTTCGCACAGTAGTTTCTAAATCTCCTAGTCTTGGTTTCGGCCACTTTAAATAGGTTACGGAAGTTTTTCACCGCTACCTCGTCTTTTGTTGTAGTAGTACTATAAAGATACCCATAAGTAGTACTACTACGAAGAGGAATCTCAAAGCACCATCCATCTGGCGTGGCGACTGCCCTGGTGACTTCACTCTTAATGGGTATGGTGTTACCTAATAACACACTGTCCAATGGATTCTCTAGAGTATAATAGTTGTCAAAATTATCAGGTGTCCCACTACAATCATAGATCCAATCATCCATTAAGTCATCAGGTGTTACATGCTCCTCTACTACATCAAACAGACCTGACTTACACCAATAGTTTGTGAATGCTTCGGGGTCAAAGTGCATAGCATACTCACTGATACCAAAGTCATGGAACCATCTATGGTTGTAACCCCATCCCTCATATAATATACCTGTCTTAGGAGTCTGGTCGAAGTCCATCCTATCCCATGTCATCCAATGCTCTGGATGATACCATCCCACCTCATTTAATAGTCTTAAGATGTTAGGCCATGACCCTGACCCTACAGGTTCAATTGGTGAACCATCGTGATAGATAGTCACCTGACACTCAGGTAGATGGGTCTTCCAGATTAGTCCAGTGATAACACCTGCTAATCCTTTACCTATGATACCTATTCTCTCCATGTTTCACTGCCACCTGATGCTTCTAACCATATATTAAATGATAAACTTATTCTACTTTCATCTGATGTGTTGGTTGTAACTCCATGCTCTAACCAACCAGGGAAAAATAATATCTTACCTGCTTCAGCCCTCTGCTCATATCTTGGTGGTCTATAACACTTAGCATTAGCCATGCATTTTGATGGTGCTTCAAAGAATATAGTACCATCCTCATTGTTAGTCTGGAAATAATATACTCCTGCTATATCTGCATGTCCATGTGAATGGATGTGTGCATAGTGTCCTTTATTAAACTTAGCAAACCAAGAGTCTTGTATCTTCCACTGACCTGGCTCACCATAGTTAATAGTATACAAATATTGTTTTAAATGTTTAGTTAATTCTTCTATAAAAAGATTACACTCATGCTTCTCTAACACATTCTCTCTAAAGTCTGGGTCAGATAGTAGGTGAGTTGTGCCCCATCCTTGGACACCTTTGAAGTCTATCTTATCTACTGTTGATTGCAACTCCTTCTGTATGAGGTTAAAGTTATCAACGTATGCCCAGTAGACAGGGGTAGGATAGATTGGATCTATATTATAATTCATTGCAATAAAAAGGAGACCCTTAGGTCTCCATTGTATTATATGTAAGTATCTATGTCAACCGATAGATGGTGCTGTTAAAGCAACCTGTGTTGACTCTGCTGATGCAAGGTCAAGTGGGAAGTTGTGAGCATTACGCTCGTGCATTACTTCCATACCTAGGTTTGCTCTGTTAAGGACATCACCCCATGTAGGAACGACTTTACCATTAGCATCTACGACACTTTGGTTGAAGTTAAATCCGTTAAGGTTGAATGCCATTGTACAGATACCCATAGAGGTTAACCATACACAAACTACAGGGAATGTAGCAAGGAAGAAGTGAAGACTTCTACTGTTGTTGAATGATGCATACTGGAAGATTAATCTACCAAAGTATCCATGAGCAGCAACAATATTATATGTCTCTTCTTCTTGTCCGAACTTGTAACCATAGTTCTGAGAATCTAACCCAGTTGTTTCTCTAATTAGAGAAGAGGTAACAAGTGAACCATGCATAGCTGAGAATAGAGATCCTCCGAACATACCAGCAACACCAGCCATATGGAATGGGTGCATAAGAATGTTGTGCTCTGCCTGGAAAACGAACATGAAGTTGAATGTTCCAGAGATACCTAAAGGCATTCCGTCAGAGAAAGAACCTTGACCGAATGGATATACAAGGAATACTGCGAAAGCTGCTGAAACTGGTGCAGAGTATGCAACACAGATCCAAGGACGCATACCTAAACGGTATGAAAGCTCCCACTGACGTCCCATATATGCTGAGATACCAATTAGGAAATGGAATATTACAAGCTGGTAAGGACCACCGTTGTATAACCACTCATCTACAGTAGCTGCTTCCCAAATTGGGTAGAAGTGTAGACCAATAGCATTTGAAGAAGGAACAACTGCACCTGAGATGATGTTGTTTCCATATAGGAATGAACCAGCAACTGGCTCTCTAATTCCGTCAATGTCTACTGGTGGTGCTGCGATGAATGCAACGATGAAGCAAGCCGCTGCTGCAAGTAGGCATGGGATCATTAAGACACCAAACCAACCAACATAAATTCTGTTGTTAGTTGATGTTACCCACTCACAAAACTGTGGCCAACCCTTTAACAGCGAAGAACGCTGCTGCTGAATTGTTGTCATGAGTTCGTAAAATATGTCTCTAAAGCGAGACGTGTAAATAAAACGGACATTGAATCCGTTGAAAAGATTTTAGTCCAAAACAGCCAAAAATGTGTAAATAATTTTTCTCAAAGTAAATTTATTTTATGCAAAAAACATAATTCATCATTATAGCTATTTA